GTGGATTGTATATTCATTTCTGTATCAAATTTATTTGTCATATTTTTTCTTCTTTCTATTAATAATTAATTACCATTTCATTTTTAACTTTTCTAATTGCAGAGTCTAAATCTAGATCATAAAAATAATCGTAAGCGTCAGCCTTCAGTTTTTCTAGATAGTCAAGTTTTAAGTCAAGTGTATTACACTTTTTATATTCTCTATGTACTCTTTGGATTGACTTATGTTTGAAGCCTAGTTTCATTCTTTCTTCGATTTTTAACTCTTTCATTAATTCTTGATTATTTTGCATTTTAGTCCTTTTTTCTTTGTTAATATACTCTTATTATACACTATGGAACACACTAAAACAAGCGAAAAATGGAATAAAACCGAGGGAAATCAATGTTTCTTTCGTTTAGAATCAATAACTTAGAAAAAACGCAGAAAACTGCGAAAAAACGCAAAAATGACTAAAAACTGCGAAAAATTAAGAAAAAATCAACTCTGGCAACTCTTATAAATAGTAAAATGAACGGATTATATGAGGAAAACAACGAAGTTTGGGAATTGATTCTTGAACGATTCGAATATGTTGCGGAAATCGTAAATCCAGGGATTCCAGAGTATATTCCAATGACAAAAACTGTTGATGGAACGACTTTTGGNGTCTCATATACACAACAACTATTTAAAGGAACACAAAATGAGTAATATTTTGAAAAAAATCAAAGATACAGTTAATGGATTCTTTGTGGCTCTTGCAGGACCTGCTAAAACAGCAAAACCTGTTAAGAAAAAGAAAAAAGTAGTAAAAAAGACTACTAAAAAGAAAAGTAAAAAGTAATGGCTAAAGTATCAAAAGCACACGGTATTAATACAGGACACACTCCTACAATTAAAGGTACTTCTCAAGGAAGAAACCCAATAATGAGTACAATGAATAAATCTAAGAAAAGATCATTCAAGGCATATCGTGGACAAGGTAAACGATCTTGAACGGACAATTCATTGTTAAGGTGGGGACCAGTCTTTTAGAGTTTTCTAATTATAATGATATTCCAGATACTTTTGATAATGTTATTGTTTTTAAACCTGAATTTCCTGATTCTCCTCATAGTGAAGAGGATCACGAATTCATAGCAACTTTTGATGGTAAATTAAAAGAATTAATGAAAAGAGAAACGAATGCCAGCGGTAACTAGAATAGGGGATGCGGATGTTGCTCATTGTAGCGGTATGACTCGGGCCCAGGGTTCANGTAATGTATTTGCAAACGGCATAGCAGTTTCTAGACAAGGNGATAATAATACAGGTCATCTATTACCTGGTGTTCCTTGTCCCTCTCATTCAGCACCGATTGCTTCAGGCAGTTCGTCTGTATTTGTAAACAATAAAGGGTGTGGTCGTGTTGGCGACGGCATATCTGGCTGCACATCCGTTGCGGCTGGGTCTTCTAATGTATTTGCAGGCGGATAAAGGTATCCAGTATAAATAGTAATATGGCATATGATTCTACAAAGTTAAGTTCAGAAAGACAATCTAAAACATGGAAAGATTTAAACTTAAATTTTACCAAGAATCCTGTGACCAATGATATTACTAAATTAAGTGGGACAGAAGCTGTTAAAAGAAGTGTAAGAAATCTTATACAAACAAATCACTATGAGAAACCTTTTCACCCAGAAATTGGGTCAGGTATTAGAGATTTACTTTTTGAACCAGCAACCCCATTAACAGAAATATTTTTGGCAAAGAAAATTGAAGAGACTTTAGTTACCTTTGAACCAAGAGTTAGATTAATTGCTGTTAATGTTAATGCTCAACCTGATGAAAATAGTTATAGAGTATGGATTGAATTTTATGTTGTTAATCACCCTACTCCTGTTATAATAGATACATTCTTAGAAAGATTACGATAATGGCTACAACAACCAGTGCTACCGAAACAAAGAAATTAGAAATTACAGAATTGGATTTTGACCAAGTCAAATCTAATCTAAAACAATTTCTAAGAAATCAATCTGAATTTGCTGATTATGATTTTGAAGGTTCTGGTATGTCCGTGCTGTTAGACACACTTGCTTACAATACACACTACTTAGGTTTCAATGCAAATATGCTAGGTAATGAAATGTTCCTAGATAGTGCTGAAATAAGATCAAGTGTTGTATCACTGGCTAAAATGTTAGGTTATACTCCATCATCTGTGGTTGCACCTGTCGCTGATATTTCTCTTACACTTACTAATGCTACTGGCGCTTCGGTAACAATGCCTGCTGGTACAGCATTTACAACAACCGTTGATGGTCTTGCTTTCAACTATGTAACCAATTCAGATCAAACAATCACACCATCCGATGGTGTTTATGCCTTTTCAAATTTAAAAGTATATGAAGGTACAAGAGTTACCTTTGAATATATTACTGATAGTACAAATGAGGAACAAAGATATATTGTTAATAATGCAAATGCCGACTTAACAACATTAAGTGTATTAGTTCAAAACTCTTCAAGCGATACTACAAGTTTTACATATAAGAAAGCAAGTTCGATTGCTGGTGTTTCGGCTACTGATAAAGTATATTTCTGTCAAGAGGTTGAAAATGGTAAATTTGAAATATATTTTGGTGATGGTGTCACCGGGTTTAAACCATCTGATGGTAATATAGTTAAACTTACATATATTGTAACCAACAAGTCTGCCTCTAATGGTGCTTCAACATTTACACTATCAGGCACAGTAGGTGGATTTACAGGTTCAGTTTCAACAAATTCAATTTCTTCTGGAGGCACAGAAGCAGAAACCATTGCTTCAGTTAAACTAAATGCTCCATTACAATATGCAGCTCAAGATAGAGCGGTTACTGCAGCTGATTACAAAACATTAGTAAAACAAATATATCCATCCGCAAGTGCAATTCAAGTATGGGGTGGTGAAGATAATGCCGTACCTTCATATGGTAGAGTTTTTATTTCAATTAAAGCAGCTGATGGTACAAATTTAACTAGTGCTGAAAAAGAAGATATTAAAACTCAATTAGAAAATTATGCTGTTGCTTCAGTTAGACCTGTTTTATCAGATCCTGAAACTACTTTTATTGTTTTAAAAACTACATTTAAATATGATACTAATTTAACGATTGAGGATGCTACAACACTTTCAAGTAAGATACAAACTGTCATATCGAATTACAGTAAAGATAATTTAAATAACTTTGTTGGTGTCTTTAGACATTCTCAATTAACTGGTCAAATAGACGCTGTCGGTTCTGCAATATTGAGTAATATTACCACAGTTCAAATGTATCAAGCATTTAAACCATTAACAACTTCTTTAGTATCACAAGCATATACGATAGATTTTAATAATGCAATTTATAATCCTCATACAGGACATAATTCGTCTGTTGGTGTAATTCAGTCAACTGGATTTCAATTAGATAGTAATACTGATAGAGAATATTTTTTCAATGATGATGGTTCTGGTAATATCAGACTTTACTACTTAGTTTCTGGTGTTAAGACTTATGAGAATAATACTTGGGGTACTATCACTTACACTACTGGTGAAATTAAAATATCTTCAGCAATTATAACCGCTGTTTCAAATGTAGATGGTACTACATCAACTACAATAAGGGTTACTGCAAAACCTGATTCAAATGATATTGCGCCTGTTAGAGGTCAAGTATTAAATATCGATACAAACAATTCAACGGTTACTGGTGAGGTTGACACAATCAGTTCTGGTTCTGGTTCTTCTGGAGTAGGCTACACAACAACATCATCTTACTAAAATGGAAAATTATCACACCCTCAAAGAAAAGATATCTTCGTTAGTAGGGCAACAAGTTCCTGAATATGTGCAGGCGGATCATCCCGGGTTCGTAGATTTTGTTAAATCATATTACATATTTTTAGAAAGTGCTGAATTACAAATTACAAATATTTCTGAACAAGACGAAGTTTTATTAGAAACAGGAAATCCTAATATCTTTAATAAATTAGTATTTGAAAATAATGATACTATTATTCTAGAAGAAAATAGTTTTGCTTCCGCATTTACTTTAGGTGAAACGGTCACAGGTTTGATTACAGGTGCAAGTGCAACTATTTTAAGTCCTGATACAGTTAATGGAAAATTATTTATTTCAGCAAACTCTAGATTTAAAACTGGTGAAACTATTACAGGTTCTAATTCAGGTGCTACGGCTGAGGTCGGTAGATATCGTGCAAATCCAGTTCAAAATATCCAACAACTTTTAAATTACGCTGACGCTGATAAAACAATATATGATTTCTTATCATCAATGAGATTATCTTTTATGCAAGGTATTACAGAAAATTTATATACAGATGTTGATAAAAGAAAAACTATAAAAAACATAAAAGACCTATATCGAGCAAAAGGTACTGCAAAGGCCAATCAACTGTTTTTTCAAATGTTATTCAATGAAACTCCTGATATTTATTATCCAAATAGAGATTTATTAAAACCTTCTATCGGACAATTTAATGAAAGAACAATTATAAGAGTTCTACAAACATCAGGTAATATATTAAATACAATTGGTCAAACACTTACAATGGTAAGTGGTACTAATATCGCAAGTGGTAGAATAGAAAATGTTACCGCATTTAGCGTTGGGGCTACTTTTATTTATGAGTTAGAATTAAATTCTGAAACGATATCAGGAACTTTTTTACATGGTGCTACAGTTACCGCTATCGATAGTATTGATAATACACTTGTTGCAAAAGGTACAGTCAATACAATAATAGATAAACTTGCTATTGTTAATGATGGTGCATTGTATAATGTTGATGATCTGGTTACAATATCACATACTGGTGATGGTACTGGTGCCAGTGCTTTAATTGAAGAGGTTGGTAGAGGTGGTGTTGAGGAAGTATTTATTGAAAATGCTGGAAGTAATTATGTAGTCGGAGATACAGTTAACTTTACATATACAAATTCAGATGGTGCTAGTGCTGAAGCTTTCGTTGCTGTAGTTAACGGTGGTTTTGCAGGTGAAACAGGAACATCAGCTGATCATATTGTATTAGAGGATGGTACACAATCAGGCGATCCTTACGCAGGTGATAAAATAGTTCAAGAGGATGCTACCACAGGTACTGGTGAAATTACAGATATAAGAGTTACCAGATCAGGACAAGGCATGATAAGTTTACCTGCTGCTACAGTAGTTAGTTCTTCTGGTTCAAGTGCTGTTATAAAACCATACGGTGGTGAAATAGGTAGAATACAAAAATACAAAATAATAGATCAAGGTATAAAATTTAATGGTGGCACAATTAGTGTATCAGTACCGACTTATATATTCTTTACTAGTTTAACAGGTTCAGTCACTCCAAGTGAAACATTTACAAAAACTTCTGGATCAGGTGCCGCAGGAGGTACTTTAACGAGTATTGATACAAGTAAAAATATAGCCAAAGTTTCAATAAGTTCGGGTGCTATTGTTGAGGGACAAGTATTAACATTTAATGGAGGTGGTACAATTACTGTAAGTAGAGTAGATTTAGCAACTTCTACAGCCACATCAGCAACTAAGGTTACAACATCTGGTAGATTTACTACTCAAGATGGATTCATTTCAGAGAAAGATAAAAGAATACAAGATAGTTTATATTATCAAGATTATTCATATGTTGTAAAGATAGGTGAAAGTATTAATAAATGGAGAGACTATATTAAGAAGGCAATTCATCCTGGCGGATTTGCTGTAACCGGTCAAGTAAAAATATCATCAAGAGTAAGTGGACAGATTTCTGTACCTGTTGAGGGTATTGTATCAGGTGTTGAAGATACACCATTATTCTCAACTTACAAATTCTTATTCGCTACTGTATTTGGTAGAAGAGCAGGAACAACAACTGGTGGTACAAGTTTAAGAGCAAGTCCTACTGTGGGTAAGGATAATAGAGATACACATACTGCGAATACAAGAGATGTCACCGTAAATAGAAAATTGACTGTAAAGATAGTAGGTGATTCTGAAGATTTTGGTTTTAAAATACGAGGTCAAGTCAGAAAACATGGATTTGCATATGCAGGACCTAGAATAAAAAATGCATTTCAATTTGGGTTATATTCAGGACCGTATAATTCAGGTACAGGCGTACCTGCTTCACAATGGGGAAACTATAAATTATCAGGAATGTTAGATAGTTCTTTAAATGGTACTACATTAACATTAGCTGAATTAGAAGATCCTACGAATAATAGTAGAAGTTTAAAAACTAATATTGCATTCCCAATCGAGTTTTCTAGAACAGTAGGGGATTTCTCTACAACTACTAGGACTTTTGATAGTTCTAATACAACTTTTGATGAGGACGACCTAACTTAGGCGTATAAATAGTTCATATGGCAAAACAATCAATAAATTTAGGATCAAGTGCAAATGACGGAGGAGGTACTACTCTTCGTGCTGGCGGTGATATAATAAATGATAACTTTAGTGAGTTATATACTGCATTAGGTAATGGCACTGCTTTACAAATTAGTTTAGGATCACCGAGTACAGGTGATGTATTAACCTACAACGGTTCAATATTTACTACGGCAGCGCCTAGTACACTTTCAAACATTGTTGAAGATACAACCCCACAACTTGGTGGTAATCTAGATGTTAACGCAAAACAAATTGTATCGGCAAGTAATAACAATATTGTTATCGCACCTAACGGTTCTGGTGCAATCGTACTAGATGGTCAATCTTGGCCGCAAGCAGATGGTTCTGCCAATCAAGTTTTAAAAACAGACGGATCAGGACAGTTATCATATGGTAATGTTGAGGCGGTTGTTAATATAGATGGTGCAAATGATTTAGAAAGTGCAACACTTGCTGTTGGTGATAAATTTTTAGTTTCAGATGGTGGTACTGAAGGTCGTGCTTTGTTATCTCAAATAGATACTTTATTCACTTCTACAGCACAAACACTTACAAACAAAACTATTGCCGGTAGTGCTAATACAATATCTGCTATTGCAAATAGTTCACTTACAAATTCTTCGGTTACAATCGGTAGTACTGCTGTTGCTCTAGGGGCAACGGTTACAACTTTTGCTGGTTTATCTTCGGTTACTTCAACTAACTTTGTTGGTGATATAACTGGTGGTATTACAACAACTGGTACTGCAGGTACAACTGGTGGTATCACTGCTACAACTGGTTCATCTGGATATACTGCTGATAATACACACCCTGGCGATAGTTCTTCACAAAGATCAATCGTAACCAAAAGTATTGCTTCTGGATCATTAACAAAAGATGGTTCAACTTCAAATTCATTCGGTGCTGTTTCTGCTACATTTAATTCATCAGATAAAACACTTAACAAAGGTGAATTAACATTCAGAATTAAGATTACGCCTGCAGGCGGATCAACAACTAGTTTCGTACCTACCTTCGCAAGTTTCGGTGTATCAATCAACTCTAATAGTGTTGCAACTGATCCTTCAATCGTAGCTGCATTTACTTCAGGTACATTGACACCTGGTTCTACAAAAACTGCTGAATATTCAATACAAGACGCTTTAACAATGATTGATGGTGTAAATGATTTTACGGTTACGGTTACACCTTCAGTAGTTATCGCAGGTACAGATGA